CTGTTCTTAATCAAAAGCAGATAGCTGATTACTTCGGCATACCGCATAGAACCTTTCAGGCTATACTAGAGCGTGATGAGTCTGTTTCTGCGTCATATAAAAGGGGAAAGGCAAGGGCAATCGCATCTGTCGCTGGTGGGCTACTGAAACAGGCTAGAGAAGGCAATACATCTGCATCAATGTTTTATCTGAAAACGCAAGCTGGCTGGCGTGAAACTGACCAGCAGGAAAAAGTAGACCCACCAAAAGTTTATATCGTGAAGCCTTCAGAACTTCCAGAAGATGCCGTTTAGTCCTACATCACCACAGTATCAATACGCAACTAGCCCAGAGCTTTATCCTGCAATGGTGGCTGGCTTTGGTGCTGGCAAAACAGAAGCAGCTATAATGAGAGCTATAACGGGATTGTTTGAGTACCCCGAACTCAATCGTGGCTTTTACGAGCCTACATACGACCTAATACGTATGATTGCATGGCCCAGATTTGAGGCCATTCTTTCCAGTCTGGAAATACCCTACAAGCTAGAGAAATCACCATTGAACCAGATAAGCATTGAAGGCTGCACTGGCAAGATAATATTCCGAAGCATGGAAAACGCTGGTCGTATAATCGGATACGAACATACTGATGCTGACATTGACGAACTAGATACTCTGAAACGTGATGATGCTGCTTATGTATGGAGACAGGTTATTGCTAGGAACAGGCAGAAGAAGTCAGATGGCAAGCCAAATACCATTGGAGTGACAACAACGCCAGAAGGCTTTAAGTTTGTTTACGAGGCATGGCGTAAAGACCCAAAGAAAGGCTACAAGATAATACAAGCTCCAACTAGGTCGAATATTGAGAATCTGCCTGAAGGCTATATCGAGTCGCTGCAAGATATATATCCAGCTCACTTACTCAAAGCCTATCTGCAAGGCGAATTTGTCAACCTGACATCTGGTACTGTGTATTCTGCATACGAACGCAAAATGCACGACAGTCAGGAAACTATTAAAGAAAAAGAACCATTATTTATTGGCTGTGACTTTAACGTTACTCAGCAAGCAGCTACGATATATGTTCAGCGTGAAGGCGGAAAGCAATGGCATGCAGTAGCGGAACTTTGCAATATGTATGATACCCCTGAAATGGTACGAATTATCCAAGAGCGATGGCAGTCACAAGGTCACAAGATTTACATATATCCCGATGCTTCAGGCGGTAGCAGAAAGACAGTTAACGCATCAATTTCTGATATTGCATTACTTGAACAAGCAGGTTTTACTGTGAGAGCTAAGAAAACAAATCCAGCAGTCAGGGATAGAGTGATGTCTACGAATTCTGCTTTTTCTCATGGCAGGCTTTTTATTAATTCACAAAAATGCCAGACTGTGGCAGAATGTCTGGAAAATCAGGCATATAAGAATGGCGAACCAGATAAAACTTCTGGCTATGATCACCAGAATGATGCTACAACATACCCGATAGCGTATGAGATGCCCATTTTAAAGCCAGTGGCGAATATTAATTTCAGATTTGCAACATAGGTAAAGCTAATGTCAGTCGCAGATAAACATCCAGAATTTGAAAAATACGAATCTACTTGGAATCAAACCAGAAATGCTGTCAAAGGCTCTGTAGCTATTAAGCAGGGCAAGCATCATTATTTGCCTGTGCCAGATAATCAGTCAGCAGATGAAAAGCGTGGGACTGAGACTGTTCGATATAAGCAATATTTGAAAAGAGCAGTCTATACCAATTTTACTGGTCGCACTAAGAATGCTCTTGTAGGCGCAGCTTTCCGCAAAGCACCTGTTATTGATCTACCTGAATCAATTTCATATCTAGTAGATGACGCTACTGGTGATGGATTGACACTTGAGCAACTATGTAAAGATGAACTATGCAACTTGCTGGAATGTGGCAGGATTGGTCTTTTAGTTGATTACCCTGAAGCAGATGAGAATCTAAGCGAGGCAGATATAGCCAGACTACAGCTTAGAGCTAGTATTATTCCTTACATGGCAGAGAATATCTGCAACTGGAAAACAGCCAATATTAATGGTCGAAAAGTTTTGTCATTAGTTGTACTTACAGAGCAATATTACAATGATGATGATGAATTTAGCCATGAGAATGAAACTCAGTATCGTGTGCTACGACTTGATGAAGAAGGTTATAGTCAGCAGCTATACAGAGAAGATGAGCCTTATAGTGAGAAAGTATATCCAACAAAAGCTGATGGTAGTCGATGGGATGTGATTCCTTTTGTTTTTGTAGGCAGCAAGAATAATGACAGCACTATTGATGATGCTCCGCTTGCAGATATAGCAGAGATCAACATTGCACACTATCGTAACTCAGCCGACTACGAAGAAAGCTGCTTTCTGACTGGTCAACCGAGTCTATTTGTTACGCACAGCTTATCATCTGAACAATGGGCAGAATATAATCCAGAAGGCATCAAGCTAGGCTCTAGGGCTGGTCATGTGCTAGGTGAGTCTGGATCCGCTACATTAGTGCAAGCTGCTGCTAACTCACTTGTATCTGAAGCCATGAGAGCTAAAGAGCAAGCTATGATTATGATTGGAGCCAGAATTATCACTGACAGAGGCGGTAATGAGACTGCTGAAGGCGCAAGAATCAGATTTGCATCTGAAAACTCTGTGCTGGGTGATGTTGTGAGCAACCTGACAGATGGCATACAGACCTGTATTGATTGGGTTGCCGAGTTTATGGGCGCATCAGAAGATTATGAGTTTACGCTGAACAATGAATTTTATGACAAATCAGTAGACCCACAACTTGTGATGTCAATGATTCAACTGCTGGACAGAGATATTATTGGAGAGATTGATATATTTGATAGACTTAAAGCTGCTGGCATTATTGATCCACAGCGAACTATTGAAGATGTTAAATCTGAGCGTGGGATGGCTAATCCTTTAACTTAATATGTCAACTAGGCAATATTTGATTGATTCAGCTACTAGGCATCAGATATTCGTGCAGAGATACGCTGCTGGTCGCGAGCGTGAAGCGCAGATTTCTATTGAACGCATGATTGATGAAGTATCTAAGAGGCTATCTGGCGAGCTTACAGAGTATTCGCAAGCAAGACTTACCACTCTACTAGCAGACCTGCAAATCGCCTCACAGAAGCTACTAGAAGCTCTGGGAGAGGATATCAAGTCAGAGGCTATAGATTTTGCTCAATATGAAGCTGAATTTAACCAGAAGATGATGCAGCAGGGTATAGATGCTGATGTATCAGTACCAGCAGCAGCACAGCTATCATCGGCTATATACACTAGCCCAATGAAACTTGTACCAAGAGAAACATACACCATAGCTGATGCGCTGAGTATGTTTAGCAGAAAGAAGGCTAATCAGATTGTGCAGACGATCAAAGATGGCGTAGCACTTGGTGATACAAATGCGCTGATACAGACAAAACTTTCAGAGATTGGTGTGTTACAAAAGCAGCAAGCAGCAACACTTACCAGAACGATTACCAATCATGTATCCACAGAAGCTAGATATATAACTCTGTTTGAGAATCAAGACTTAATGGAGGGCTATGAGTGGGTAGCTACTTTGGATTCAAGAACTACTCTGATATGTGGAAGCAGAGATGGTATTGTTTATGAATTCCTATCAACCAATCCAAGACCACCAGCACACTTTTCATGCAGATCTACTATCGTGCCAAAAGTTAAGCGTGAATACGATCTTTTATCCGAAGTTACTGGTAACAGACCATCAGCAGGGGCAGATGGTAAGAAGCCTATATCAGCAAGTATAAATTATGGAAGCTGGCTATCTAAGCAGCCAGCAAGATTTCAAGATGAAATATTAGGAACTTCAAGAGGTAAGTTATTTAGAGCTGGAGGCTTGAAGATTGATAAATTCGTAGATACATCAGGTATGCAATACAATCTTGATGAATTACGTAAACTAGAGCCTTTAGCATTTGAAAAGGCTGGACTATAGCGCAGAGCGCAAACCATTAAACCAGAGGTAAATATGGATACATTAAACTCGCTAGAAATAGATGATGAAATAAAAACAAAACTGCAAGCGGAAATACAAGAGCAGATTACTGCTCGAACTGCTGCAACAGTGGAAGAACATGTGAAAGGGCTAAAGGCAAAGAATGATGAGCTATTAGCTGAAAAAAAAGCCATGCAGCAAGCCAAGTTAGAAGCTGAACAACTCGCTAAAACTGAGGCTGAAGAAAAAGCTAAAGCTAAAAATGACTATAGACAGCTATTTGAATCACAGCAAGAAGAAACAAAAAAATATCAGCAACAATTCAATGACTTGCAAAATTCTATTAAAAAGCAGAAAATACACTCTGAAGCAATAAAGATAGCTAGCAGCCTGACTAAAGATACAGGCAGAGCGCAGTTATTAGGCCAGCAAATAAGCCAGAGGCTAACGCTGGTAGATGATGAATTAAGAGTAACTGATGAATCAGGACAACTGACTGTCAGCACTCTAGAAGAATTGACGAACAGTATCAGAACAGCATATCCTTTTCTGGTAGATGGTAGTCAGTCAACGGGTGGCGGAGCCACACGCTCGGAAGGCAGAGCCGATACGAGTATCAAAGAAATCAGCCGTACTGAATTTGATGCTATGTCGCAAGCTCAACGCTCTGCACATTTCAGGTCAGGCGGCAAAATTATTGATTAACAATAATGGAGGCCGCTAATGGCAAACACTTTAACAAATCTTGCAGCAGATATTTATAAAGCTGCTGACGTAGTTGGTCGTGAACTGGTAGGTTTTATACCTGCTTCTACGATTAACGCAAATGGCTCTGAAAGAGCTGCAAAAGGCGATAATGTTCGTGCTTCTTTCACTCGTTCTGCTACTGCTGTTAATGTCAGCGAAAGCATGACTGTGCCAGAAGGTACTGATCAAACTGTCGATAGTAAAACTCTCAGCATCAGCAATGCTCGTGCTGTTCAAATACCTTACACTGGTGAAGATTATCGTCACTTGAACAATGGTATTGGGTTTGAAACTGTATATGGCGATCAGATCAAACAAGCAATGCGCACTCTAGTTAATGAGATTGAGCAAGATTTGGCTATAGAAGCCTATCAGAACTCAAGTCGTGCCTTTGGTACTGCTGGTACTACTCCGTTCGCTTCTAACTTCAGCGAGATTGCTGAACTTCGCCAGATTTTAGTTGATAACGGCATGCCACCTAATGATGGTCAAGTATCTTTGGTACTGAATACTGTTGCTGGCACTAACCTGCGTCAATT